CGTATGGTTAACCTCAATGGGTATCTGTACAATGGCATTCAACCTTAACGGTTTCAACTTCAACCAATCAGTTGTAGATGCTAACGGTAAGATTGTTCCTACATGGGGTGACGTTCTTAACAGAGCAAACTTAGGTATGGAAGTAATGCACGAAAGAAATGCACACAACTTCCCACTTGACTTAGCATCAGTTGAGTCAACAGAGGTTGCACTATCTGCACCTTCAATCGGTTAATTACTTAGTTTTAAACCTACGAATTTTAGAGATCCTAATTAATATTAGGGTCTCTTTTTTTTATGGATCTAGACGAACAATTAAAACTTGGCCATCTCCTGTTAGAGGAAAGAACATGTAGAGTTTGTGGAGAGAGAAAAAATCTCTTACAATCTTTTTATCGTGTTCATAAAAATGTAAAGTTGTTATCGTCTTATTCGTATGAGTGTAAGGAGTGCACGATCAAAAGAATTATTAAAAGTAGAAAACAAACACAACCAGTTTCTGAAGTGTATCCTGATTGGTGATTTGCAATAAATTAGATTTGTGTTAAACTGTTTTTAACATAAGTATAACTAAGAACTTATTAAAGATCATGCCTAATCCAGAACAATTATATGAGGATATGAATAAACTTAACATGTTATTTGAAGAATTATGTTGGGATCATGACGAACCACTGGATTTTATGGCAGATTATAAGAATGATAGAATAATTATTAAAAGAAAAAGATCCTTACGAACAAAATGAAAATTTTCCTTGACACTGCTGATGCTAGAATCATCGGCAAACACTTCATCGAAACTGGTTTGATCGATGGAGTAACGACAAACCCATCGTTGATTATGAAGAGTGGTCAACAACCAGACACTGTTTATTTTGATCTATTTAAATTAGGTGTGAAAGATATCAGTATGGAAGTTGTTTCCAATACATCAAAAGGTATGATTGAAGAAGCAGATCGATTGATAAGTAAGTTTCACGATGTAGTAACAATCAAAGTTCCTTGCACTAGGGAGGGCCTAATCGCCTGTAAGCAACTTTCTGATCGTGGTATAAGAGTTAATGTCACTTTGATATTCAGTGCCTCACAAGCGATTCTATCAGCGAAAGCGGGTGCAACATACATTTCACCATTCGTAGGTCGTGTAGATGACCAGAGGTTTGGTGGATGCAATCTAATCAAACGTATTAGAGAGGTCTTACCTTATGACTCTTGTGAGATATTATCTGCATCGATTAGAAGTGTAGGTGATGTAGAGCATTCATTCGCACAGGGTGCTGACATTTGCACAATGCCACCTACTATATTTGAGAAGATGTATGATCACATCCTTACTGATAAGGGTTTGGAATTATTTGATATTGATTACAAAAGAACACTAGAACAATTTGGAGGAATCTAATGCACGGGAATTTAGAACCAGAAGATAGGATCTTTGGTGGTAACTTTACTGTCTATACAAAAGATGGCTGCCCGTATTGCGAAAAGGTAGAACAAGTATTGGAAATGACTGGTCTAAATTTTGTAACTTATAAATTAGATAAACACTTTGACCGAGAAGGTTTTATTAGTGAGTTTGGAGAGGGATCTACTTTTCCACAAGTAGTTGTCAATGGAAGAAAACTTGGAGGTTGTGTTCAAACCGTAGAATATTTACAAGAAAAGAATCTGGTATGATACAATGTCACAATATTTTGAAGAGGTGTACTTTGATGTTGAAAAGGCAATAGAACTTGCCTTCGACAGAAAATATGTGCTAAACTTCTATGAGTATTTAAAATTAAAAGGAGCAAAGAAGGTAGAGGTAGATCAATTCTTAAACAGTTCAACTGCCAAAGAGATTGTATCAACTATTGATGAACTCCAAGAGTATATTAAAGGAGGTAAAGACAACTTACATTCACAACTGCGTGAGGCATATGGCCATATACCTAAACCTCAAGCAAGAAAGATAAGCACTTATCTTGAATCAATACTTCACGACGCATACAAGTATAGCAATGACAGAAAAAGAGGTAGAAAACCCTCTAAATAACTCAAACACCGAAATCAACAAAGGTGTTGAACTGTTACTTAGAAATAGGAGGAAACCAAAACCCAAACCAACCTTTCAGTTAAAGTTTAATTTCTTCAAGAGAGAAATAACTTTTACTATAAACATATTAAAAAAATAATCTCTGGAGGCTCCTATGTCAGAAACATTAATCGTAACTCTTTCTCTTTCAACCGTAGTTACATTCCTTGCATTATTAGTGGGTGGTGTGATAGGATGGGTAGCAAGAGAACATTCATATGAAACTACACCTCAAACAGTGTATACACATCCAGAGATGTTTGATGAAAATGGTAACTTAACAGCAGATGA